ATGCCAATCGGCACGTCGTATCAAATGCTCAAAGATATAGGCTCTTTGGGTAAAAGGATTTTTGATAAGAAAATTGATGAAGAAGTCAGAAAAGAAGTTCAGGCAATGATTGATAAATCATCAGAACTATATGACCGTGTTGTTGCGCTTGAGGATGACCGACAGTCTAACAGACAGCTTATTTCTGATCTGCAAAAAAAAGTCAAGAGCGCTAAAAATTTTAGTCGTGAGTTTAAAAAGTACGAGCCACAAAAGCTTGAATCTGGTTCTTTTGTTTATGCTTATAACACCGTTCTTCATACAGATAAGCCATCTCACTATATATGTGCAAAGTGCGTAACAGATTCTGTAATATCCATACTTCAACCGAATGCTAACAAAATGGCTAGTGGCGGTTATTATCTTTATACCTGCTACAACTGCGGTAATGATTTTAAGATGAATAAAACACCTCCTGTAAAAATTGACGTCCCTAAAATTACTCATAATGGTTGGTGATAATAACAAGCCCATCCGTGGGCTTTACCTCGCCGTAACCCCGAACTCACTGCTCGGTTGTTTTGTTTTAACTCCTGAAAATACTGCTACATTAGGTAAGCAACAGTTATCAGATGATGGTTGGTATTTTGTTGGTTTGAGAGATAGAACAGGGCGTTCTGGTTTCTCAACGCCAAATATCGAATCCCATATTTCTTCCACTGAGCGACTTTTCATAGCTATTTTTCGAGCCAAAAACTCACCTTGCTTTCTGCGTCTGCGAATTTTTGAGTTCTCTTTAAAAGTTATTGTTGCCATATTTGCCTCCTAAGTAATTTTTGGTGATTGGTGGCAGGTGCTGATCTCCTGCTTGTCTATGCGCCATGCTAGTTGACACCGGAGTTTCACCGGGGCGAAGGTTTCGCACGTCGTTTATTGGGTCAGTGCTGGCTTGCAACGCGCTTACTCAACCGACTACAGCCAGCGATATCTACCACCCATCAGGTCTTACACTTGCCGGTCAGCACCCGGCATTCACCAATCCCAAAAACCACTCAGTGGTTGCTCTGAAAATTTATTCTGAGCGTTCTTAATTGTTAAAGAGCGAACATCCTGTTTATCTATGGCTCCTTGCCTTCGATGTGATTAACTATACAAGCATTGCTTTATTAAAACAAGTATAACTTGTGTTTAAACTTGAGTTAATCTTTATTTTAACAATAAACACTTGTTTTTATTTGTGTTATTTTTTGTAAAAAATTTAAATTTTTTATTCTGTTGGTAGGATTTGTGATTTGCGGACATAAAAAATCCCTCACTAAAGAGGGATCTGTGATGGGGTAAATGAGAGGTAGTTAGTTTTTACTTGATGTTATTTCTGCGAAATCCAGTAGTGCTTTCTGGCAATTGTTGGTCATGTCAACTAAGGTGCTGTTTTTCTTTTTTGCCTCATTGCTCATGAATTTATCTATAAACTCATCCCCATTTGGAACATTATTTTCTTGCTGAAATTTATATAAAGAAGAGTAAGCGTTGCACTCAGATGCTTTCATGATTGTCGTTATCAATTTGAAGTCATCTTCATTAGTGAGATCAATCTTATTAGTAGCGTGGGCAGATATTGAAGCAACCGTAATTAGTAATAAAATTATATTTTTCATTTATTTACTACCTGATAATTAAATAAATTTCTATCCATGAAATTTGTATTTTATAGATTGGCTAACTAAAACTTTGGCGTGAATGTAGAGGCCATTGATACTATCTTCTTCCAAATACCAAGTTTCATATCTTGCGTTATCAGATATAACAGCCAGCCTCTTATATTGCTTTTGAAGCCTTTTTATATATAACTGATTATCTAAAACAAAGACATAAATTCCATCACCATCAAAAAAGTTAGTGGTGATATCTACGAATATTTGATCTCTAGGCTCAAATGTTCCAGCCATAGAGTCACCTTTAACAGTGATCATCTTGATTGTAGATGCAGATCTACCACCAAACAGTCTTTTTGCTTCATCCGCTGAATACTCAATAGCTGTTATTGTTTCAATGAAATCATCAAGAACCATCACACCAGGTCCTGCACTAGCTTGGATATCCAGCATCTCCACCTTGTAGTTATTTTTATCTGAAATTTCACCATCTTGCTTTATTTGAATACTATTGACTTTGTTTTTTTCATCAATGTCAGTTATTCCGAATAATAACCAATTGGTATCAACTTCAAGTATTTCAGCAATTTTAATAACTCTGTTTTTTCTTGGCTCAGTACTGGTCTCCCACTGCTGTACTGATTGTGGTGATACTCCTACCAACTCAGCTAACTCAGCTTGGGTCATGTTTTTTGCAAGTCTAGCTTGCTTGATTCTTTCGCGCATAGTTTTCATTCGCTCAATATACAAGTTGCACTTTTATTTTTCCAACAAGCAACACTTGCTTAAGTAAAGTAATTCTTGTATTCTTCTTGTTGTTAATCAGTTAAAGGAATATCTTTATGAATGCATTGGAAACAACAATTAAAAAAGCAGGTGGAATTCCAGCTTTAGCTAAGAAGCTAAAGATTAGCGATCAAGCCATTAGACAATGGGAACACAAAGGACGAATTCCTCCTGCAAGATACGCTCAAATCAACGAACTATTCGGAATACCATTTGAGCATTTGGTAAAAGATAAAAATTAGTTTCACTCGCTCTTTAACATCACTAACCAGCTCAGAGTAAATTCTCAGAGCAAACAATCAGCTCATATGGAATGAGCCACGGATCATTACTGCTGTTCCCAATATGGGAAGTAATTTAAGAAGGAATTTAACAAATGGAACTATCAAACGAACGCAAATTTAGAGAAATCGAATCAAAAATCATGAAAGGGATACTTGTTACTGGCGCTAGAGAAGTAGCGAAAAGGGCGGGTATTCACGAATCACAAATATCTCGCTGGCAATCTCAACAATCTAAAACGCAATTAAGCTTCATACAACGTTGTGCAAGGCTTTTAGTTGCTATTGGGTATGAGACGCCAGATGACACAGTGATATTGCAAGGTGATGAGGCTAGAGCGTTAATTCAAATGCTTGAACATGTCAAAGCACCAAAAAGAAAAGCCCCAGCGGTAACTGAGGCTTATCAACAAATGGATTTAACCATTTAACTTAACAAATACACTGTATCAATAACCAGTAATTACGACAAGGGGAATTTAGGTTTCTCTTGTCTGATACAGCTTATGAACAAGGAAATTATACCATGAAGAAGAAAGTTAATCATTGGTTTAATCGTCACGAAGTGCATAAAAACATCATGCGAGATAAGACGTTACGAGAAGTGACACCGTTAGGCAGTAAACGTCTAAAGGAAGCATTCGAAGATGCAAAATTGAGAAATGAGCATCGTGAGAAATTACTAGGAGGATCGCATGAGTAATGTTGCATATGCAGATTTTGGTAATCAACGACGGCAAGAGAGGTCAACAGTGGCAAATCTTGAAGATGGTTACACAAGAATAGCCAACGACCTATTTGAAGCTGTTATGTGTGCAGATTTAACAGCAAGACAACTAAAAGTCGTTATGGCGATCATCAGAAAGACATACGGCTTCGGAAAAAAGTTAGACCGTATTACAAACACTCAAATAGCTGAAATGACAGGCATTCATCATACTCATGTTTGCAAAGCGAAGAATGAAATGATTGCTATGAATATTGTTATTTCATCAGGTAATAAAATTGGAATTAACAAAGATTTTACTGAGTGGAATTTCAATATTAGCCAAGTTAGCGAAACATTAGCTAAGTCAGCTAATAAAACATTAGCTAAAACGGCTAATTCACATAAGCCAAGTCAGCTAAACACAAAAGAAACTATTACAAAAGAAAAGAAAGAAAGTAATACACCCCTTACCCCTCACGAGGTGAAAGGGGGAGAATCGGCAAAACCTACCAAGAGAAAATCAACTCCAATTAATTACGATGAATATCTCAATGCCTACAACGAGGAAGTTGGTGACAGACTACCTCATGCTGTGGAAGCTAACGAGAAACGTAAAACACGGATCAGGAAGATAATCAAAAACCTTGCAACGGCAAATGTTGATGGTTGGCGAGCCTACATTAGAGCCTTTGTCCGAATGGCTAAGCCATTTTATTTTGGTGAAAACGATACAGGCTGGACGGCTGATATTGATTATCTGCTAAGAGAAACAACGTTGACGGGTGTTCGAGAAGGTAAATTTGCTGACAGGGGGTTTTAAGTGATCAATACGGAATTTGAAGCAAGTGTTATCGGCGGTTTGTTAATTTCAGGGTTAACACCTGATGCCTCGGATGTTTTAGCCACTTTAGAGCCTGAATCATTTTCAGTTAGGTTTTATCGTGAAGCCTATCAAGTTATTCAAAAACAAGCCAAGTCTCGCGGTGTCATCGATATGATGATGGTTGCTGAAGGAATGGGGCGTGAGCATTTAGCCAACATCATTCAGACAGCCAAGGATTGCCCTAGCGCAGCCAACCTAAAAGGCTATGCCAAGATGGTGACTGATAATCACAATCGCAGAGCGATGATCCAGCTAATGGATTCTGTGCGCGGTGTGATTGAAAGCGGAACTATTGAGCAAGCCAGTGAAGCAATGGAAAGTTTTCTTGCTCAGGCATCTGATATGCATTCCTCGAAAGGTGATATCGCACCTGTCCATGTGTCATCGTTAATCGAAGATTACACGGAAGTTTTACAAGAACGTGTTAACAAAGGCGAGGAGTCGGACACACTAAAAACGGGGATCCGCGAATTAGATGAAATTATGGGAGGCATCAACCCTGTTGATTTGGTCATTATCGCCGCTCGACCAGGAATGGGTAAGACAGAAATTGCGCTGAAAATTACAGAAGGCGTTGCCTCTCAAAATGTTATCGGATCTGACACCAAAAAAGGCGTTTTAATTTTCTCCATGGAAATGGACTCCCAGCAAATCGTAGAGCGTCAGATTGCAGGATCCGCAAATCTATCTGTTAGCGCATTGAGAAACCCATCTCGTATGAGTGACGAAGATTGGGGAAGGGTATCTATGGGTGCAGGTAATTTACTTGGTCTGAATGTCTGGGTTGTCGATGCCAGCAAATTAACCGTTGAACAAATCACCGCAATTTCAACACGACACAAGAAACGCCATCCTGAATTATCGTTAATTATGGTTGATTACTTAGGGCTGATTGAGAAACCTCGCGCAGAGCGTAACGATTTGGCTATTGCTCATATTTCAGCAACGTTGAAAGGGTTAGCTAAAAACATCAGAACGCCCGTTATTTCACTAAGTCAGCTATCTCGCGATGTTGAAAAGAGACCTAACAAACGACCTACCAATGCGGATTTAAGAGACTCAGGAAGCGTAGAGCAAGATGCGGATAGCATCATCATGCTTTATCGCGATGCAGTCTATAATGAGAACTCCCCCGCAGCAGCTTACGCAGAAATAATTGTGACAAAAAACCGATTTGGGAAATTGGGAACTGTTTATCAATTATTCAAAAATGGTCACTTTCTTGACACCGATCAGGCTCAAGCATCAAGCATCTGTCAACAAAGTAGCAGACCACAACAAAGAAGATTTCAAGGAGCAAATGTATGAATTTAGAGCAGTTAGATACGGATGATTTTATTGAAAGACTTGAAGTGTTGCGTTCTGTTTTAAAAGTTGAAGGCAATCACTTTGTTTTCCAGCTAAGTGACAATGAAGTTGATCAATATGAGATCTCTATCTCCTCATGTAACACCCCAGATAAGTTGCTTTCATGGGTATTTCATTTGACTGAGAAGCAATGGATGAATACCGAGCTACTACGTTATTTCATTCGTGTAGCAAGCGTTAAATCGAATATCAAAATTAACTAATCAAGTTCCTGCGGGGGAACACGCAAGAGGATTTTTAGATGAAAGGAACATTGTTTCACAAGGATTATCCGTATCCAGATATAGACTACTGCTACAAAAATTACGATAGATTAATTGATAACCAGCAGTGGATAAATAACCCACTCATAAATATGTCAGAAACCTCTCTTAAAATTAAAGTTACTCCACTGAGAAGAAAAATGGATAGATGCTTTCCAAGGGGCAAGGCATACATGCGAGTTAGTATGCGTGAAATTACGGCTGGCAATTAAGCGAGGTGTTTAATGATGAAAGGAACTAATTATAAAGATCTCATGTGGGCTTATGCCGACGAGGCTACTTTCAGGAAAAGAAAATACATAAAGAACTGCAAAGACTATAACCGCAGGTTCTTCAAAAATTACCGAAGCGAGAAAGTGCTTAAGCGACTATTTAAAACTGACTGGGAGGCATCTAATGCAGGGAACTAATTGGGTTAAGGTGAGTGAGAGATTACCTGAAATGGACACGCCAGTAATTGCTGGGTGGTTCAGAGGTGAAGAGTTTGTATACCACGTTTTTATGCGTTCTGATACATGCGGAGAAGGTTGGACATGGTCAATCTCATTCGATAATTACATAAGTTGCGGTGAGGATTTCATAGAGGATGATGACTATTCAATGATAACTCATTGGCAACCAATGCTTAGCCCACCAATGCCAGAGGGTGAATGATGAACGAGCGCAAATTAAGACTTGAGGCTGTGAAAATTTGGCAAGAGCTAATTTTACAAGCTAAGCGAAAATACCAATGGTGGGAGTTGTAGTATGAACGAACTCAAGAAATGCCCGTTTTGCGGGAGTAGTAACGTAGAAGCTTTTTGCCAGTATGAAGAAGATTGCCCTGACCGCTCAGCGATTGTGCGCTGTCATAACTGCGATGCGCAATCTGCTCAAATGATTGGGAAAGGTAAAATAGCTATGGCAATCGCAGCATGGAACAGGAGAGCTAACAGTGATTGATATAGGAGGCTAACTTGGAAGCAGATTTTCTCTTCCACGAATCAACCAAAAATACCGCATGGCAACACCTCAAAGAAGTTCTAGCAACAAACCAACCACACCGAATCATCATTAAGCCTTGGAAAAACAAGCGTTCATTATCTCAGAATGCAACTTTTCATTTATGGTGCGCAGAGATAAGCAAATATCTATGTAAGAACAACGCCAATTACACACCAGAAACCGTTAAGGAAATGCTTAAGCATACATTCCTAGGCTATGAGGTGGTCGATATGGTTGATGTTACTACACAGCTTACAGAGCGCGTAAGGTCACTTCGGAAAACATCAAAACTTGATACAGGTGAAATGTTCCACTTCATGGGGCAGGTTGAACGCTGGGCGGTAGGTATAAATTGTTTCGTGACGATACCTGATAACAGTGAGTATATGAAATTAAAAAGGAAACAAGACGAATGACGCCAGAAGAAAAGTTAAAGCAATATGACGAGAAGTTAGAAGAAGCTCAGAAGTTGGTTCGATTTATCGAAGAAAGTCGCCGTGAGCACATTAACCGCAACAACTTAAACAGGAAGTGATTATGACCGAAGAACAATACAGGACTTATGCGCGAGTGATAGTTGTTGGTCGTGAATTTATCTCATTTAATCACAACACTATTTCAGCAGTAACAGGTTTAACACCCGCAAGAGCTGGAACTATTCTGAGAAAGTTGCTTGCATTTAAGTGTGTAGAGCATGTTGAAACAAAGAGCCGTAAACGCACTCGCCCAATCAATAACTACGCGGTAACAGACGATGCGATTACTCGCTTAAGAAATCAGTTTGAAAAAGAACGACTGGCTAATCTTCCACTTTTCCCAAAAGCGAAGAAAGTTGAAGCAAAGAAACCTAGAAAAGTACTGGATGATTTTATGTGTGGGTTGTCATTTGTCGATAAAGCCAACGTCTCAGGTATGGGTAATCCGATGTTGATGAAAATAGACTCGTTACTCAAAGGGGTTCGCAATGAACTGCCAATCATGCAATAGACCGTTAACAGATGATGAAATTTACGTGTGTAGCAAGTGTGCTGATGAATACGCTCATTTGGAAGTGATGGATAAAGTCAAAGGAGAGGGAGATGCAGAAGCTAAGGCGAAGGCGCTGTAAAATATGCCGAGAATGGTTTCACCCCAAGTACAGTAATATTTGGTGGTGTTGCTCAGAACACGGCGCAGAACTGGCAATAAAACGAAGGAATAAGGAAAAAGAAAAAGCATTAGCGAAACGTAAAAAGGAGCAAAGAGAAAAGGAAGTTAAAGCAAAAGACAAACTCAAAGCCCGCAAGTTAGCAGTAAAACCCCTCTCATATTTCACCAAGCAAGCACAGACCGCATTCAACGCATTCATCAGAGAAAGAGACAAGGATGAGCCTTGCATCTCTTGTGGTCGTTTTCACGAAGGTCAGTATCACGCAGGACACTATCGAACCACCGGTGCTAACCCAGAACTTAGGTTCGATGAAGATAACTGCCATAAGCAATGCGCACCATGTAATAACCATCTATCGGGAAATATCGAAAATTACACGCCTCGACTAATAGAGAAAATTGGTCAGGAGCGTTTCGATCGGCTGATGGGCTCTCATGAATTGCCGAAGTGGAAGCGCGAGGATTATGAGCGGATACGTGATCACTATCGGAAGAAGTTAAAGGAGCTGAAAGATGAGGAGCGATAAATACAAAAGCCTACCAGTTGCTATTACTGTGGCAAGACGGTTATCCAGAGAGTCACTAAAAAGGCAAAGTTTTAGCGTGGTTCAGCTACCTATGGGTATCTTATCAGTATTGGTTACTAGCGATGCTAAGCGTAGGAAGAAATCTATTGTCTACTCAGTAAGTTGCGATGATTATCACACAGTATTACCGGAGGCGAGATGAGCTATATCGGAGAAAGGGAATTAACAGATGAGCAATTTCGCTGGCTAGATGGATGGTTAAATCTGTGGGGGGCGTGGGTATATTCTGGTCGTATCGATATTCGCATGATCAATATGATTTATAAATTCATGCAAACAGTAGAGCCAAGTAAAAGCCCATCAAGACCTATGTGCAATGACGATGAAGGAATGTTGATTTCTCAGGTCGTAGATTCAGTCATCGCCACTGACACACAGGCTTATGGAATATTGCTAAGTTATTACGCTCATGGTTCATCTAAGTTGTCGATTGCATCTTACTATCACCGAGTTGCAAAACCACGCAAAATGCAAACGAGAGGGGGGAATAAATACGCCAAGCCATCTCATAGAACTTGCAGGAGAGAAGTTGACGAAAAACTCAAAGCTGCTCAGTGGTTATTGTACGAACCTCTGCGAAATGCAATGAATAATCGTAAACGTGTGGCTAAAGTTAAAAATATTGCTGAACTTTGCTGTTGACATTAATGGACAAATGGACAACAATTATAAGGTAAGTTGCTTTACGTGACTCTTAAGTTTGCTTACCTCATTCAAGACCTCGCTTCGGCGGGGTTTTTTGTTACCGAAACAGTGCCCCTCATAACCTCTACGCAGAATGGAGAAATCTGGTTTGCGATACGTTTGGGGCTTTCTATTTTAATTCCCCCGAATTCGAGGGTGTTACCTTCCTTGATGAGGGTAACATAGTTTAAGTTATTGATATTGTTCCGATGCCGGAATTCCGATAACGCTATTTCACATGTTCGGTTATTCCGAACAACTCATTTTGAAGATCGCCTAGGCGGTCTTTTTTTGTTCAAGGTTTAATGATTTGTATTTTCAGTATAGAGGGTATAATTAATGCGCAATTTAATTATGAATAAGGATTATACATTTATGACTGAAATAGATTTCGAAGCTCTAGGTCGCTGCCATCACTTAAGGTCTAAGATTGCAGATGCGGCTCGCAAGCGTGACAATGCATTCAAAGGAATGACAGAAAAATACTGTCCAGACCCTAACCCATACGAAAGGGTTCATGAGGTAGATATTCAAGAGTTTCATCAAAAATCAAAAGAGTTTGAAATGGCTAATGATGAACTCACTGCGCTTGTGAATGAGTATAATAAGTGGGCGGAGAAGGCTGGTGAGCGACCAATGAAATGGTTTAAATCACGCTATTAATATTATTCAAATATAAAAGGTCACTTCGGTGGCCTTTTTTCATTTCTACCATGTCGAGAATATGCTCGAAATGGTTTCGTATATGCCGACCACAGAATCAATCACAACACCTCACGTTCACACAAGAGCTGTGAGTCGGCGTTCTATTGTAACTATAAGTAAAATTTATATTTGTGTATAATGAGTATTCACATATGTACATATGAGGTGTTTATGTTTTTTGGTGTATTCATTATTTTGGCTGGTATCTTATCTTTACTAGAAAGTTATGGCGTTATTGCTGGTGATGTTAAGTGGGGGTTGCCACTGGCCGTTATTTGCTTTGGGGCCAGTATCGTCTATGACTCCATTAAGAAAAAGAATCAAGAATAATTAATTTCAATTTACAAGGTCACTTCGGTGGCCTTTTTTATTAACTAAAATCAGGACTACATATATGCAAGAGCCGTTAACAGGCACAGCAACCGCCTCGTTAGCGGGTGTCTCTATTGTAGGTCTCTATTCAGGTATGGACGCAGGAGTTGTAATCGGTGCGTTCGCAGGGGCGGTGATATTTGTATTGTCTGCTCATGATATCCGGCTGTTAAAACGATGGGCGTATTTCACAGTTGCATTTGCGATTGGGATATTAGGCGCTGATTTCATGTCGTCACTACTGAGTGGCATTATCGGAGATAGAGAGGTCGATCGCTCTGTTGGTGCAATGTTCTCATCGGCTGGTTTGGTTGGTGTGTTAGTAACGATATCTAAACCCGGTGCGCTCACAGACAGTATCAACAACGTTATTAACAACCTGATAGATAAATTCAGAGGAGGTGGAAGATGACCATCTCAATGTTTTGGATTTACATCAACTTTTTCTCATGTCTGCTTGCTGTTATTCGACTCATTAACTATGACCGTAACGGTGCTAAATATAAATTTATCCCGTCATTTATAGCTTGGGTACTCATTATTCTACTAGGCTCGATTCCGTTACGAATATTAACGAATGACTACACGCATGCAGATCCATTTGAAGTCGGAATCAATATCACACTATGCGCGCTAATAATTCTTAGTCGTGGGAATGTGATGCAAATATTTAGAGGGGTTAGTAAAAATGACGCTTGGTGAGAAACAACGCAAGTTCACTCGCATGATTGCGGACTTAATTATTTTTGCCTACGACAACGGCTATGAGCTGACATTCTCAGAAGCGTACCGCACACCAGAACAAGCAAAGTTAAACGCTAAATCAGGTGCTGGTATTAAAAACAGCTTACACACTCAGCGATTAGCTGTGGATTTCAACCTGTTTAAAGAAGGTGTTTATCTCACAAAGACAACTGACCACCAGCCCCTTGGTGAATATTGGGAATCCATAGGCGGTACGTGGGGCGGTCGTTTCAATGACGGTAATCACTACTCGTTAGAACACAATGGCGTTAAGTGATATGGGGATAATAACAAAAGAGCTTCTAAAGTTACTGGCGAAGTATTTTGTTGCATCTATTCCTTTGTTGGTGATTTTGTTTTTCGTTCATCAAAACTCAAATCTAAAGAGAGATATTGGCGAGTTAGAAAAAGATAAATCATCACTCACCAAGCGGCTCTCACAACAAGTCGAAATCAACAAAGACTATCAAGCACGTATCACTCGATTAAATCAACTCGATATTCGTCACTCACAGGAGTTAGCCAGTGCAAAGAATGAAATCAACACTCTTCGTGATGCTGTTAGCTCTGACACTAAGCGGGTGTACGTCAAAGCCGAGTGTCCAACAGTCACCAAGAATTCCACCGAAAGCGGAAGCAATGAAAACACCGCACGACTTAACAAAGCAGTTGAACAAGATTATCTACGTCTCAGAGAAATGATAGTCGAGAACGAACAGCAAACTTTGTATTTGCAGAATTACATTAGAACGGAGTGTTTACAGTGAAATGGTTAATGTTTTTTATACCGCATTACACTACCGAAGATGTCGTGTTCGATGAAGGTGAAGATGAAATTTATCCAGTGTGCTGCCTTGATGACGTAAGAGAGGGTGAAAAATTCCCATGGGTGGGGACAATGCGCTCACTTAGTTTCATGAACTTTAGTTATTTCCCCAAGCTTGTGGGCGAGCTACGACCGTTCAAAAAATAGCAGACAAGAAAGCAATACGGGAAATTGAACAACAACGACAGGTGATGAAATGAATCTTACTCTAAGAAACCGGTTAAAGCTGTGTTTTGAAATATTAACAGTAAGAAGTCTGCATAAGCATCAAGCGCAAGAGAAGCAACTATCTACATTTCAGCGAGGTTATACGGCTGGAATGAAAGATTGTCAGCTGGATAGCAAAAAATAACAACAACGAGCCTCGCAATAGCGGGGCTTTTTAATGGAGAAATATCATGGCAGTAGAAGGTTCAGAGAATCCAGTTAAATTCCGTGAAGAATTGGATAAAAGCATTCCAAAAGAATAAAAAAGCCCAGCACGGGAGGCTGGGCAATACTAACAATATATCAATCAAAGTGTAGCGATAGCTACTTAGTATAGCTTAAGTAAATATATATATCAGCAATTAGATAAGTCGTTTATCCATTAAGGAGAGTGATCATATCTTGACTGCTAGGAACAGACTAGAAGCGACCTGATTAACGTAGTGATACGTGATGATGGTTGCGATTAACTTCACACAGGAACATCAAATGACAGAAATTACAGCACAGAATCAAATGCGCTTAGAACTATTGCGTTTAGTTGGCAATGATACTGCGGCAGCTCAAGCAGCTATCGAGTTCGTAAAAGACGATGCGCTCAAGTTTGAGTTATTCAAAGACGCATATAAGCAGTGCCAGACTGAAAGTGAGTTTGTATCACGAGCACAGAAAGCATCGCGAGAAGCTCAAGAAGCACTGGATTTATTCGCACAGTAGTTAATTACACAGCTCATTTACGAGTGGGCTGGATAATTGATTAAGGGGGATATATGACGACAATCGCATGGGATGGCAAAACACTTGCTTCCGACAGCCAATCGCAGGTTGGCAGCATGATAACAGACATGGGAAGCCGAAAAATACACCACCCTGATAACGTGAAATGGCAAATCAATGGGTGTGATATTAAAGCCATTGGTATCGCCGGAGACGCTTCTTGTATAGATGAGGTCGTAGCTAAATTGCAATCAGGCATTACATATCAGACTGAATTTACATCTATCGTTGATTTCTGCTTGATTGGGGTAACTGCAAGTGGGTCTGCATATGGCCTGAGTAAAGATAAAGGGGATGTGTTGCCATCGATTTTTAAAGTTGGCGATATGTTTTCTATCGGCTCGGGTGACGCATACGCAATGGCCGCAATGAAAAGTGGGAAGACAGCCGTTGAAGCTGTCGAGATTGCGGTATCGCTAGATGTCTATAGCGGCGGCGAGGTTCAGTATTTTCAGTGTTGAGGTATATATGGCCGCACCAAAAGGAAACAGATTCTGGGAGGCTAGAAGCAGTCACGGACGCAAGCCTATATTCGACAAACCAGAGCAACTATGGACAGCATGTTGTGAATATTTCGAGTGGGTAGAGAAGAACCCGCTGTATGAAACGAAGGCATTTGCATTTCAAGGAGTGGTGACCAAAGAGACGCTACCTAAAATGCGAGCCATGACGTTATCAGGGCTTTGCCTGTTCTTGGATATACATGAGGACACATGGCGACTGTATCGCGCCAGAGAAGATTTTATCGATGTCACTACGCGAGCAGAGAAAGTCATCTATGACCAGAAGTTTTCCGGTGCCGCCGCTGACCTGCTTAACGCAAATATTATCGCACGTGATTTAGGTCTCAAAGATCGCCAAGAGGTCGAGGATGTAACTCCGGACAAGGGAGACCGTGACAAGCGCCGCTCTCGCATTAAGGAGTTATTCAACCGTGGAAAATCTGGATCAGATACTTGATAACCTGAGCGACGACGAGCAATACGAATTGCTTGAGTTGCTGGAAGAAGAAGACGAATACAGGAAGACGCATCAGTTGTTTGAATATTCTCCGTATGCAAAGCAACGTGAGTTTATTGATGCCGGTAGTGAGTATTTTGAGCGCTGCTTTATGGCCGGTAACCAGTTGGGTAAGTCGTACACCGGCGGTGCAGAGGTGGCGTTCCACCTTACAGGGCGTTATCCGGGCACGAAAGGGTATCCGGAAGACGGAGCATGGAAAGGCGAGTGGAGCGGCAAACGATTTCTTGAGCCTAACGTGTGGTGGGTTGGTGGCGAAACAAACGAGACGGTAACAAAAACCACTCAGCGTATTCTCTGTGGCCGCGTTGAAGAAAATAACGAAATTGGTTACGGCTCTATCCCTAAAGAGGATGTGATCAGCTGGAAGAAGTCACCGTTTTACCCGAACCTTGTCGACCACATACTTATCCGGCACCACAATGCTGATGGCGTTGAAGATGGCATGTCTATCTGCTACTTCAAGCCGTATTCACAAGGCCGTGCAAGATGGCAGGGTGACACAATACACGGTGTCTGGTTCGATGAAGAGCCGCCATATTCCATTTACGCCGAAGGGCTTACCCGTACCAACAAATACGGCCAGTTTTCTATCCTCACTTTTACCCCGCTTATGGGGATGTCGTCAGTAGTAGAAAAGTTTCTGAAGAACCCGTCCAAGGCTCAGAAGGTGGTCAATATGACTATCTATGATGCCGATCACTACACTGACGATGAGAAAGAACGGATTGTTGCTTCATATCCTGAACATGAAAGAGAGGCTCGTGCTCGTGGTATTCCAACAATGGGTAGCGGTCGAATTTACCAAATACCCGAAGAGTCTATTAAGTGCCAGCCTTTCGAATGTCCTGAGCACTTTTACATTATCGATGGTCAGGATTTCGGATGGAATCACCCGCAGGCTCATATCCAGTTGTGGTGGGATAAAGATGAGGATGTTTTTTATCTTGCTAGAGTGTGGAAGAAGTCGGAAAACACAGCAGTCCAAGCTTGGGGTGCTGTTAAATCATGGGCAAAAAAAGCCCCTGTGGCTTGGCCTCATGATGGTCATCAGCATGAAAAGGGTGGTGGCGAGCAACTTAAAACTCAGTATGCAGATGCTGGTTTCTTGATGTTGAAGGAGCATGCAACATTTGCAGAGGGTGGCAACTCAGTTGAGTCAGGCATTAATGAGTTACGTGATCTGATGCTTGATAACCGGTTCCGTGTATTTAATACCTGCGAGCCATTCTTTGAAGAGTTCAGGCTATATCACCGTGATGAAAACGGGAAGATAGTCAAAACAAACGACGACGTGCTTGATGCTGTTCGCTACGCCTACATGATGAGACGCTTCGCTAAGCAGTTGCGTGATATCAAGAAGCCTAAAGAAAAGAGAATTCCCGCCCCAATTAGACCTATTAGGAGATAGAGATGGTCGATAGAAACGAGCGGCTTGAGAAAATACTTCGCAAATTCGACCTCGATTACTCTGCATCTGAAAATGCCAGAACGGAGGCGAGAAACGATTTATTCTTTAGTCGCGTTAGTCAGTGGGACGACTGGCTGGAAAACTATGTCACATTGCAATATCGAGGTCAGTTTGACGTAGTACGCCCAATGGTTCGTAAGCTCGTTGCTGAGATGCGTAAAAACCCTATTGAGGTTCAGTATCGACCGAAGGATAACGCGCCAGCCGATGCCGCCGATATTCTTATGGGTATGTATCGAACTGACATGCGAAACAATAGCTCAAAGATTGCCGTTAACGTAGCAGTGAGAGAGCAAATCGAATGTGGTTACGGCGCTTGGCGGCTCGTTACTGAGTATGAGGATGATAACCCAACTAGCAATAATCAGATTATTCGGCGTGTTCCAATGCATGAGTCTTGTACTCACGTTATCTGGGATTGTAATGCTAAGGCAATGGATAAGTCGGACGCTAAGAATTGCACCATCATTCACGCAATGAATATTAATGGATGGGAAGCGTTCGCTGAGCAGTACGGGTTAGATCCTGACATTCAACCATCATTCCAATCACCGAACAATGACTTACTTTTCACTTGGTCGAATGGAAAGACAATTCATGTTGCTGAGTATTACGAGGTAGAGGAAAAGAAAGAGTTAGTATTTGTCTATCGTGATCCGCTAACTAATGACCTTCAAACGTATTCAGCAAAAGAAGCGAAAGAAAAGATTGATGAGCTAGCTAATGCTGGTTATGAAAAAGTAGGTGAGCGCAAAGTTAAAAAGCGCAGAGTCTATAAGTCAATCATCACTAGCACAGGCATTCTGAAAGATAGAATGCCAATAGCTGGTGAGCATATTCCAATTGTGCCTGTGTATGGCGAGTGGTCGTTCTTTGATGATAACGAGTTATACGAGGGTGTGGTTAGGTTATCGAAAGATGCTCAAAGGCTGCGTAACTTTATCTTATCTAAGTCTGCCGACACTGCCGCTAAATCACCTAAGAAGAAGCCATTCTTTTTTCCTGAGCAGATAGCAGGGTATGAACACGTGTTTAGCGGTGAGGACGATTACCCTTACTATCTACTCAACCGTACTGATGAAAATAATAATGACCTACCTCCTTCACCCGTTGCGTATATGGAGAATGCCGAGGTTTCACAGGCTGATGCATTGCTTCTGGAAGTGGCAACGGAAGCAGCTAAATCAACCGCTCGTGTCGGTGTCGATACTGATGCAGCTAATGGTCAAGTGGCGTTCGATACCGTTAATCAACTAAATAGTCGCATCGACCTAGAAACGTATGTGTTTCAGGATAACTTAGCTATTGCAATGCGCCGTGATGGTGAAATTTACGCATCAATCGCTGCTGAGATATACGACACTAATCGAACAGTAACAACAACCGCAGAGGATGGTGGGGAGAATCAGATTGAGCTAATGCAGGAAGAGTTAGACTTCCGCAAAGGTGAAATGATTGTTCGCAATGATATCCGAGGCAAGTACGAAACATTTACTGATGTAGGACCATCTTTCCAATCACAAAAAGATGCTGCTAGGGCTGAGATAGGCGAGCTTATCGTCAAGGTTCCAGTAGAGCATCCAATGTGGAATGTCATGATGCTGACATATGCAAACATGATGGAAGGTAAAGGAGTTGAATACATCAGAGATTACGCCAACAAGGAATTGATTGTTAATGGCTTGAAGAAACCAGAGACCGAGGAAGAGCAACAATGGTTGATGGAAGCTCAGCAAGCAGCACAAAGCAATCAAGATCCTAACGCTATGTTAGCTCAGGCGCAAATCATCGCGGCCCAAGCAGAGCAAACCAAAGCTAATAACGAAACAGCGCAAACTCAAATCAAAGCATTTACCGCTCAGCAAGATGCAATGGAGTCTCAAGCTAATACAGTCTATAAACTGGCTCAGGCTAGAAACATAGATGAATCGGCAGTAAGAGAGGCCATTAAACTTCTGAACGAGGTTGCACAACAGCAACAACAAAACATTCCTACCGACAATAATGTCGAGAATAATCCTCAATCCATGTAAGAGAGTTAAATATCATGAGTACAACCACCGAAATTCAGAATAACTCTGAAGAATTAAACCTGCCCGACGATCAGGCGGCGGCATCCGTAGAAAGTCAGTCTGCTGAAAATGCCAACTCAGCAGCAGGACAGGAGGAAGGCTTCGAGATTGTCCTGAAAGACGATGAGAAACCACAGGAAGGAAAACCAAGCAATAACGCTATCCAAGCAGCGAAACGCATCGCTCGTAAACGTCAGCGAGAAATTGAGCAACAGATAGCAGCAATTGAAAATGGGGAACTTCCTGAAGACTTGCGGGTAAATCCTGAGCTACCAGAAATGCCTAAACTGGATGATTTTTTATCTGACGAGGCACTCGGTAAATATGACTATGACACACATAAGGCTAACGCTGCTTTTCAGGCTGAGTTGCTGAAATGGCAAAACAAGGCTTTAGATGCAAGAAGTAAAGCTGTGGCAGATCAGGGTCGTAAAACTCAGGAATACACACAGCAAGGTCAACAAATCGCTAATGCAATCAAGGCTCATTATGATGCGGCTGAGAAGTTAAACTTGCCCGACTATCAGGAAAAGGAAGATTCAGCGTTGCAAGTATTACCTCAAGGTGTTTATGAGGGTATCGCGCAGAACTTTCCCGAAAAATCAGCCGCTATCATTTACTACCTAGGTGCAAACCCTGAAAAAGCACAAGAGCTATTTAGCAAAAATCCAGTTCAAGTCACTATCGAACTCACTCGATTGGCTGATCGTTTAACTCTCAAGCCTCGCGGTACACAACGTTCATCTGCTCCACCTGCTGACGAACCTATTAGCGGTGATGTTACAGCGGCAAATGTCGCGGCATTACAAAAGCAAATGGATGATGCAGCAAGTAAAGGTGATGTTCAAAAGTACCGCGCAATCAAGGCTAAATTACAAGGAATAAAATAATGGCTTTAAATGAAGGTCAAATCATCACCTATATGGTGGATGAAGTAGTAAACACTATCGAAAATAACTGTCCAATGGCTCAGCGTGTAGGTAAATACACACCTCCAGCCGGTGATATGCAGCGCTCACAAAACACTATCTGGATGCCAGTAGAGCAAGAAGCGCCAACGCAGAAAGGCTGGGATTTAACAGATAAAGAAACTGGCATTTTGGAATTGTCTGTTAAATGTAACATGGGCGTTCCTGATAACGATTTCTTCGGTTTACGTGCTGATGATGTTCGTGACGAAACGTCTTTACGTCGTCGTATTCGTGCATCAGGCCTTAAGCTGGCAAATAACGTCGAAACATCCATTGCTAAACAGGCCGCTGAAACGGCATCTTTAATTGTTACTGATGCTGAATATGTTTCCGCTGAAAATAAGGCTTGGGATATGATGTCTGACGCAGAAGCTCTTATTTTTTCTCGCGAGCTAAACCGCAGTCAGGGATTAAGTTACTTCTTTAATGCGGAAGACTACAAAAAAGCGGGCCTTTCTCTTGTTGGTAAGGATATGTATGGACGTATTCCTGAGGAAGCATACAAATCAGGAACTATCCAAAAGCAAGTTGCTGGTTTTGATGATGTCCTCCGTTCACCTAAATTACCAACTTTAACCGCTGGAACAGCAACGGGTGTTACTGTCGATGGTGCTCAGAAGTTCAAACCTGAGGCGTGGAAAGAAGATGTAACTGATGGCAATCGTGAGAACGTTGATAACCGCACAGCAGTAGTTAAAGTTAGCGATGGTTCTGCATTTAAACGCGGTGATAAGATCAGCTTTGCTGGTGTTAAGTTCATCTCGCAAATGGCGAAAGACTTACTGACACAGGACGCAACGTTTGCGGTTGTTGGTGTTGAGGGTAACAACATTACCATTATGCCTAAGCCGATTGCACTTGATGATGCAGATTTAAAACCAGAACAACGTGCATATGCCAACGTGAATACATCTCTTGCGAATGGCGCGGCAATTAATGTTCTTAACGTGAAAACGTCTAAGACAAACATCTTCTGGGCTGATGATTCAATCACTCTGCTATCCCAACCTATCCCGCTTAACCATGCGCTGTTTAGTGGCATGAAGACAGAGGCATTTAACATTCCTTCTGTTGGTTTAAATGGCGTTGTTGCATATCAGGGTGATATCTCAACACTGGAAGGTAAATGTCGTATTGCCGTGTGGTATTCTGCATGTACCAAACGACCTGAAGCAGTTGGTGTTGGGCTGACAGGTCAAAAATAAACCCTCGTTGTTATTCGGGAGCTTCGGCTCCTTTTTTTATTGGAGATGACAATGAAAACGATGCTTTATAAAGCTAATGGTGATGTGAAAGTTTGGGGTATGAACCTTCAAATTATTACAGTTCCAGATGATGAGGTGGAAAACTGTCTAAGTGATGGGTGGCATAAAAACCCAAATGATGCACAGAAACTACCAGAACCAGAAAAGAAACCCGCTACCAAGAAAAAGGCGGTGAAAGATGCAGATAACAACGAAGGGTGAGTTAGTTGTAGCGGCATTACGTAAGTTAGGCGTTGCTTCCGATGCTACATTAACCGATATAGAGCCTCAGTCATTAGAAGATGGCGTGGTTGATTTAGAATCAATGATGTACGAATGGTTTGAAGATGGTGCAGGAATTCACACTGGCTATAAGTTCGCTGATGAAGATACACCCATCGATCAAGGTGATGAGCACGAGTTAAACAAACAAGCCATTAACGCAGTTATTTACAACTTAGCTACTCGCATTGCACCTGATTACCAAATTGCCCCGCTTGATAAGGTCATTACAACTGCTAGATATGGCAAAGAAAGACTCATGCGAAGCTGTGCTTTAAAGAGAGCTAAAAATGCCAGATCTCATCATCCAGATGGTTTCCCTATTGGCTCAGGTAATCGATTATTAACGATGACTGGTCAACGATACTTCCACAGGAGAAAACCACATGCCAAGGATTCAGATCCCTCTTGCTAGAGGTTTGCGAAAAGACCCGCACACAGCAGATTATATTGATGGTCTTCCTGTTAATATGTTGGCAACACCGAAAGAAATATTGAATGCGTCCGGATATTTGCGTTCGTTCCCTGCACTAGAAAAGCGCCATAGTGTTGATGGTGTATCTCGTGGTGTCCAGTACAACACGAAAAACAACACTGTATATCGTGTGTGTGGAAATAAACTTTATCGTGGACAGAATGCCATTGCTGAAATTCAAGGTAAAGACAGGGTGACTATGGCGCACTCTGGTTACAGTCAAGCAGTAGCATCAGGAGGTAAGTTAAAACTCTATCACTATGACGGTGAGGTCAAAGAATTAACTAACTGGCCTGAGGAAAAGGTAATTACCGAAGGCTATAAACGCGACGTTAAAAAATGGACTCACAAAGACGGCAATGATGATTTTGTACCGCTCACAAAGAATGATCTAGATGGGTTCTTAACGTTAAAAATCACGCCTAAAACTTCTGATGGTAAAACCGGTAATGAGATGCTTATTACTGAGCAAATGGTGGACGTTAAATTATCTCAGCAGGAAGATGACGAGAAACCTTATCTTACTGACGTTATGGTAAAAGGAATTAAGCGTGCTGGCGGTAAAATTACAGTCACGTATAAAATGAACCTTGCCAAATCTAGCGAGCAAACAGCCAAAGACGTTACTGAGTTTTTGATGACTCAGGAAGTATTAGAGGTAGTCGAAAAATATACTCAATACGAATTAGGTGATGTTGTTGATGTCGCTCGTAACCGAGGTCGTTACATTTGGTTACAGAAAGGCGGTGAAAGGTTCGGAGTTACTGATTTAGATGATGAGTCAAAGCCTGATAAATTCCGTCCATTTTACACCGCTGAATCTCAACCTGACGGCATCATTGCTATTGATTCTTGGCGCGATATGGTGCTTTGTTTTGGTTCGTCAACTATCGAATACTTTACCATTACCGGAACAACGAGTGCGTCACAAGTAATATACGCGCCACAGCCATCTTATATGGTTCAGATGGGCATTGCTGGACGTGATGCTAAGTGTAAGTTCGGAGAATCATTTGCATTCATCAGCAATCCAGCAAACGGAGCGCCATCTGTCTATATCCTTGGTTCTGGTTCTGCCAGTCAAATATCTACTGCAAGTATTGATAAGATCATTCGTAGTTATACATCAGACGAGTTATCACATGCGGTTCTTGAGACTATTCGCTTTGATGGTCATGAATTACTCATTGTTCACTTACAGCGCCATACACTTTGCTTTGACGCAACGGGAAGCCAGCAATATCCGCAGTGGTGCATTCTAAAGTCTGGACTGTATGACGAAACCTATCGTGCAATTGATTTTATGTATGAAGGTAATCAAATCACTGTTGCGGATAAAACCGAGGGGATTGTTGGTAATCTTGCCTTCAATAAATCATCTCAGTATGACAAGCAAGTAGAGCATATTTTATACGCACCGATGGCTAAAGCCGATAACGCAAGGGTGTTCGATTTAGAGCTTGAGGCATCAACAGGCGTTGCCCAGATTGCTGATAAGTTATTTCTCTCCGCAACGACTGATGGCATTAACTTTGGTCGTGAGCAAATGATTGAACAAAACTCGCCATTCCAATATGACCGCCGTGTGTTATGGCGACGAGTAGGAAGAGTGAGGAAGAATATAGGGTTTAAGGTTCGCGTTATTACTAAGTCACCTGTAACACTGAGCGATCTATCGATGAGGGTTGAATAATGGCAAGTGAAAACCTTTCTAAACCCATAGAAATTCAATCCGCTTATATTGTTCCAGATATCCTACCTACTAATTTCAGTGAAACATATCGACGCATAGTGCTTAGTGGTGCTGATGATATGGCAAAGGTAGCTGGTCGTGCAAATGAGGCTGGTGCTGAGGCTTTTGATGCTCAATCTAGAAATGATGAGCAAGATATTGTTCTTGAAGATCATGAAGAGAGAATTGGAAAAGCTGAAACAAAGATAGAGATACATGAACAACGACTAAATGATCATGAATTAAGAATTACTTCTGCTGAAGAAAAGATAATTGAGCATGAAATCAGGCTTAATGACATTGACGTTAAAGTTGAAAATCATGAACAGCGAATAACAACCGCCGAAAGTGACATTGATTATTTAACCGAAAAAACAGCAGAGATTGATGCAGATTATGTGTCCCTGTCGAAGTTGACCAAGCAAACTCTTAAATCTCCTATCGATGTTTCAGCATCCTACTCAGTAAACGGAACTAAAGTTGTTGGCACTCGTGTTACTGGCTTTACATCAGCAACGGGTACAGCACTTAAGGGATCGTTTAATGCTAACCAGTCCTACTCATTCAGTGCTGATTACACTCGGTCAGAAATACAAACCCTAGCAAATGGGTTAATTGAGGCTAGACAGAGAATCAAGGCGCTAGAAGATGCACTTCGCTCACACGGATTAATAGACTAATGGAAATTAAAATTATTAATAACCCTATTCGGCTATCTGAGTTTTTAAATGATAAGTCGAACACGGGAAATATCGTTGATAGCAATGATCAGTACTTCATTAAACCTGATGCGCTTTACTTGGGTATTTATGAAGGAGTTCTATTGGTTGGTGTTTTCGAGGTGCGTAATTTTTGGCATACGGTTGTTGAGTGTCATGCCATCTTTGATGCTGGATTCCGTGGCAAGTACGCCTTTGATGCACACAAATTATTCTGCAAGTGGTTGCTGGAAAATAGTCAATTCACTAACTCAGTAACTATGGTTCCAGATACCACAAAATACGGTCGCGTTATTGTGAAAATGCTTGGTGCTATACGTGTCGGTCATTTAGATGATGCATATATGAGTAACGGCAGGCCAGTAGGTGTCACCATCTATCAACTAAAACGCGAACAGTACGAGGAGTTATTAAAATGCTGATTATTTCAGAGAAATTCAGAAACTCACTGCTACCCATGCATGGATATATGAAAGGTGGTGGTGATGGTGGTGCAGGTGCTCAAGCTGATGCGACTCGCGAAGCCACGGCATTACAGCGTGAAATGTGGCAAACGAACATGCAAAACCTTGCGCCATTTACTCCACTCGCTCAACAGTATATTGGTCAATTGCAAAACTTATCTTCTTTAGAAGGTCAGGGTCAAGCATTAAACCAATACTACAACTCTCAAGCATTTAACGATTTATCAAACCAAGCACGTTATCAGCAATTAGCCAGTGCAGAAGCTACCGGTGGATTAGGTTCAACAGCAACAAGCAATCAACTTGCATCTATCGCCCCTACGCTTGGACAAGGTTGGTTGGCTGACCAAATGAATAACTACCAGAACTTAGCAAACGTTGGTCTCGGTGCTTTGCAAGGTCAGGCTAGTGCTGGTCAAAACTACGCAAACAATATGGGGCAACTGCTACAACAAAATGCAAATGCTCAAGCGGCTATGGCTAATCGACCGTCATCTATGCAACAAGGAATGATGGGGGGGCTTGGTGGTGCTATGGCTGGCGCTCAACTTGGTAGTGTTGTTCCTGGTCTTGGTACTGCGTGGGGAGCTGGTATCGGCGCTGGCGTTGGTTTATTGGGAGGATTGTTCTAATGGCTACATGGCAACCATCAGTTAACTCAGGTGGGTTTCTTGGTTCGATAGGTCAATTTAATGATAACGCACCGAGAGCCAGTGATGCAAATCCTGTTATTAACTCAATTAATCAAAGTAATGAGCTAGCTCGTTCTGGTGCTAATAACATGGGTCTGCAAGCATTAAATGGACTTGTAGGTCTTGCTGGTATCTATCAGGAAAATAAAGCCAAAGAACGTCTTGGTGAATTCCAAAAAGCATGGGGTGAGGCGTACGCGAATAGTGATCGTGATGGCATGAGGCAACTACTAGCTACTTACCCAGAGTACGCTCAAGCCATCACTGGAGGTATGCAGGGCGTTTCTGCTGATGTTCGTGAATCTTTGGGTAACTTATCATCTGGCTATCGCAATGCGGTAATGAATGGTAATGCCACTGACTATGTTAGACAGAATGCAGATACATTTCGTCGCCTTGGCATTGACCCGATGGAAGCAGTTTCTATTGCAGAAAAAGACCCTAAAGCGGCCGTTCAATTAGCGGACCACATTGGCATGTCATCACTTGGTATTGATGATTACTTTAACCTACAAGATAAACAACTTGGCAGACAGATTGACCAAGGTCGTTTAGATGAGCAAATCAGAAGCAATCAAGCTGGCGAAGCACTAACAAGAGAAGGTCATCAGATACAGGTTCGTGGCCAGAACATATCCGCTCAAAACTCTATGCGATCCGCTAGCTCAGCAGGAAGTAAACCAGCGGCAGTTCAGGAGTATGAGTACATGATGACGCTTTCACCTGAACAACGTAAACAGTTCTTGGCGCTAAAAGGCAAATCTGGAACTGAAATGCAACAAGCTCAACTGGCTAATGGTCAGACTGTGATGATAGACCCCAATGCACAAGGCGCTGGTGATTCCAAATATTACAAAGGGTTTGATGCGAACGGCAATGTAGTAACTATTCCTGTTAACGCTTTATCTAGTGTGTCATCTACTGCTGGAACAGCATCAAGCACGAGAATGAATGAGGATTTATCTTTAATTGCAAACGCTCCAGCCTCTCAGCTAAATGCAATAACTGGTGTTACTGGAGGTACAGGGACAGCGCCGATTACCGCAGATGCAGGGACTAGAACGGTAAATAAAGATGCAAGGGCTCTTTATAATGCTGCTCAACGCATTCAAGGTAACATGCAGAATCAAGGTATTGGTGCAGCTAGAGAGATGGGTGCAAGTGGCATCAATACTGTCGCTGAGGCTAAGATGTTCTTCCAGTCCATGCCGCAACTTGATTACTCTAGCCCCGAAGCATTGCAAAACTCAGTTAAGATAATCGATCAGTATACAAAGGCATTCAACTCTAAAAATAATGCCAATTTAAGCTCGCCAGCAAGTCAGCAACCAACACAACAAGCGCCCGCTAATAATCAAGGTGGGTATTCTAATCTCTGGGGTGGGTAATGGCTAAACCATGGAAAGAGGTGATCTCGTCACCTGAGTATCAATCACTATCTAACGAACAAAAGGTATCAGCACAGGAGCAATATTTTAATGAAGTAGTTGCTCCAAATGTTGGTAACGACGTAGATAACGCAAGACAACAGTTTTATACCGCCTATCCGCTTCCTCAATCACAGCCAGAGCAAACAACCCAACCACTACAGCCAGAAAACAGCTATATCGCCGGAATGAAGCAAATCAATCAGAACCTTTCACAAGGGTTACAGCAATCGTCTGAGGACGCTAAAGGTTTCCGTGAAAACGTAATAGATTCCTTTACTGGTGAAAGCAAGATGACTCCTGAAGTTCAAGGGTTAGAAGGGATCATGTCTTCGCCAGAAATGAATGCATTTAATACTGATGCAATGAAAGCGGCCTGGGTACAAATGTTCGGTAATGATAACGACTTTGTAAAAGTCATCAGCAATATGGGGGGGCAAGTATCTCAAGATGAGAAGGGTAACTTGCTTGTTGATTTACCTTCGGGTCGCTACGCATTAAATAAGCCCGGTCTATCATCTGAAGATGTCATGCCATTTATTGCGAACGCAGTTGCATTCACTCCAGCGGCCAGAGCACCAACAGTGTTAGGTGCTACTGCAAAGTCAGCAGGTACCGATTTAGCTCTACAATCGTCTGTTAATATGGCAGGTGGTGGTGATATTAATCCATTACAAACAGCATTATCGGCAGGGCTTGGAGGTGGTTTTAAAGCAGCAGAGAAACTTGTTAACAGTGGCTATCGAGTAGCAACTGGTAAGCCAACTCAAGAAGCGTCTGAGTTGTCTGAATTTGCTAAGCAGAACAATGTTCCTTTATACACGACTGATGTTGTACCTCCACAATCAAAAACTGGAAGACTGGCTCAAGGAGCTGCTGAAAACATTCCTTTTGCTGGTACGGCAGGTTTGCGATCAAATCAACAAGAGGCTAGGAGTAAACTTGTTCGTGATTTTGCTGACAGGTTTGGTGAGTACGATCCTAGCCAAGTTGTTGAGAGCTTAAAGCGAAAAACATCGACAATAAAACAGGCGGCTGGTGAAAGACTGGAATCAATACAGAATGCGTTATCTGGTGTGCCCATTACACCTAACCGAGCAATAAACCAGATTGATAGCGAAATAGCAAAACTGTCTAAACTTGGTGAGGTTGCTGATACGCAAACCATTTCAAAATTGCAGTCTTACAGGAATGAGCTTGCATCCGGTAACATTGATATTTCTCAATTAAGAGACTTAAGGACTCAATTTAGGCAAGACGTCAAGGGTGAGAGAGTGGCTATGCCTAATCGCTCTGACGCTGCGATAAATAGAGTTTATAAAGCTATGTCTGATGATGCTGGTGATGCAATATCAACAAACTTAGGCGCTGATGCTTTACGCAAGTATAACCAAGCTAATTCTATCTATGCAGATGAAGCTAATAAAATATTAAATACTCGATTGAAGAGCATCTTAACCAAAGGTGATTTAACGCCAGAGGTGGTTAACAATATTTTATTTAGCAAGAATAGATCTGAAATTAGGAGTTTATATAACTCACTTGACACCCGAGGTCGTGCTCAAATGAGGAATGCCATTATTGGTAAAGCAATTGAGAAAGCGGGAGACTCTCCCGATCAGTTCTTGAGGCAACTAAATATCATGTCAAACCAAACAGGGATAGCATTTAGAGGTCAAGATGCTATTTATATAAATGGCTTGAAGAAGTATTTGGAAGCAACCAAGCAAGCCGCAAAAGCAGGTGTCACAACGCCGACTGGTCAGCAAGCAATTCCTTTCATACTTGGCCTAGGCGCAGCCATAAAACCATCAACCGCAATTGTCGCTGGAACCTATGGCGCACTAGCTCGCATTTATGAAAGCAAACCGGTTAGAGAAGCAGTGATGAGATTAGCAGGAGCTCCAGCAGGAACAAGTAAGTTCGAAAAGGCAGTCTCTACAATCTCACAAAGTTTAAGTGCGGGTGTGCAATCTGAGGCTAGGAAATAAAAGGAAGGGCAATGGCCCTTCTTTAATATGAACTATTACATTGAACGTTATTACCAAGCTTATAGCAGTTGGTTGATACGCTTCCATGTTGCTGAACTGGTGGGTAGTAAGGATCTGGTCTATTGGCCTTATTTTCTATTGCTTGCATGGTCTGCATAGTTTGGTAATTCAATAATCCTTGCTGTATAGCTTGAGATTGAACCATTGAATTGTAATTTTCTTGTGCTTGTAGCTTCATATAAAAGTTTTGCAACTCTAATCTTGCTTGAGAATCGCTAATTTCTCCTGCATCAACTTTTTCGCCAAGGTATTTAGCTGCAAGAACATACATTTTTGTTAGTGGAGAGTCGCTCATTCTTGAGTCTGATAATACTGATTTATTTAAACAGTCAGCAACAACAGAAAGCTGATCACTTTGCATTTCACACTTTGCTTGATAATCACTAACTTTTGCGCACCCAGTTAGTAGAAAGAATGAAAAGATAATTAATTTTTTCACCATTGCCTCGTTATTTGTTTATGGTGACGCCATATTCATACATACTAACTAAAGCGTCAGCGAATTTTTTTGCTCCTTCATTAGACATAGATCCATTTGATGCGAAATCCTTGTGCATCATATCCCGCAGTTTCTCTGTATTATAATCTTTATCGGTTACACCACGCTCACAGAAGGAGATTAGATCGTTTATTATTTTAATTTCAGTTTCACTTAATTTGCTTGGGTTATCACCTCTAAGAGCAGATAGAGTGGAGTCATAAGTCATCAATTTAGAAAAATAAATATTCGTCGCCTTCTCAGAGCACTTAACGCTAGACGCTACCGAGCTGAATGCTGGGAAAAGCAAAAAAGAAAAAATAAGTAACTTTTTCACCACAACCTCACAATTGTTTATTTTTTATCATTATATAGTTTAACTAATGTATCGAACACCACCTTTTTAATTTCTTCTGCTTGGTGATCTGCTAGTTTTTCAGCATCACTTCTATAACCAACTACAGAAGAAGGAGTTGATAAATAAATATCAATTATGTGAACAAGCTCAGAGTTCAAAGACCTACCATTCATCTTTGCTCTTTGTTTTAGCTTCTCTTTTGTTTCAGCAGTAAGTCGTAGATTGAACTGCGTATCTTCTCTTGCCATTTGTCTCACCCTATTTTTTGGTGGACAAACATAATATAACCTACTGTATTTATTCACAATAAGACCACGGCGATACCATTACCGTGACTACTCACGCTTGGAGAAAGCAATGTCAGATATTATCCCTAATGTCGTCGTTTCAATGCCGTCACAATTATTCACTCTCGCAAGGAAATTCCAAGCGGCGAGTAATGGTAAGATTTTCATTGGTAAAATTGATACAGATCCGACATTACCAGAAAACCAAATTCAGGTTTATTTAGAAAATGAAGATGGTTCTCACATCCCTGTTCCTCAGCCTTTAATTATCAATCAAGCTGGGTTTCCTGTTTACAATGGTCAGATTGCTAAGTTTTCAACCACATCAGATCACAGCATGGCTGTTTATGATAGCTACGGCGCTCAACAATTTTACTTTTCTAGTAAAATAAATAATGTAAAAAGATTATATCCAGGCGATAAATACACAGAATCACTGATAGATAGTGATGGAGTTCTTTTATTTCCATTCGATGAATTATCAATACCTTATAAAGTTTTCTCATTCGAGAAGAATGATTACCTTGGGTATGACGTTGTCACTGACCAAGGAGTTATTGAGTTTGTAAATGGAAATGTATTATTAGAAAGAAAGGGATTTTATGTTGAAGGCTGGGGAGCTAAAAGCGGAAGTGACTCGACGAAATCATTTAAAGCCGCCATAGAGTATGCTAGAGGATTTAATTCAATCATAAGGTCAAGAGCTGGTGATTTTACAATATCTGAGCGTTTATTTTTTGGCCCCAAAAAAGAATCAGACCTTAACACTCAAGATGGATTCCCCATTAATGTTTGCTTGGGGTTTGAGGGTGATAATATTGAAAGTACTAAAATAATACCGTCACCATCATTAAGTGGTGATGTTTTATTTGATATGACAGGGTTAAGGAATAAGTATCTAAAGAATTTTAAGGTTGTAACTAACAAAGAATACTGCCCATCAATAGGGATACTTACCGCACGATTTAATAGACCTTTGGTTGGCTCTCTGTCAAATAATGATTGGGGAGAAATATCAAATGTTGATTTAGGTAAGTGGTTTTCAGTGTCTGCATATTTAGCGGCTTCAACGGAAGAAATAAAGGTTATAAATTGCAAATTCAGGACGGATCATAACGATTCTATTGCACCATTTGTTTCAACAAGTAATCTAAAAGATACCGTACCAAGCATTAAAGAAGCAAAAGATACTGAGCTGAAATTTACAGAAGGAATAAAATCAAATCTCCATCAAACTCATATTGGCTGTGATTATTATTTAGGATCTACAAGTCCAACATTCAAAAAAACTGGCATGATTTATATTTATGGCTCTCAGATGGTTTATATACAAAATCCATTTTTTAATAATAACGCCACTAATCATGACGCCGTTGTTGTTGATAAGCCGCCATCAGAAGCATATGTGTATGGTATACATATACAAAATGCAAATTACCATCAAACTGTTAAATCAGGGATGAGATTAATTGCTGCTAACGTATCCTGCTCTCTTACTAATTCCAACAGAACCACTTCGTTCTCTGATGCTCAATTGGTTATTGAAGGATATACGAATGGATTCTTTAGCAACTATCTGGATGGAGATATTGCAATTAGATCACAGTTAGCAAACTCAACCATACTAAGTTGTGCTGACATGAAATGGGATGTTAGTAAAGAGATAGTAAATTCATCTCTTGGTGTTAGAGGTAAGGTGATACAAGATAACGTAGAAAATAGAACACCTGCAAATAACTTTATTATAAATATGCAGGGTTACCCAACTTGTTTCATTAGCGGATTTTATTCCGACCCAAAAAAATCAGGATTTTCCGTACAAACTGACCAAGCAAGCATCGCTGGAACTTTGTCATCTACTAACTATCCATCTTTCAATGGCGCTCTTTTCAAATCAGAACAATCATCAACTTCATTAGTTTCTTTTAGCCACTTTGAAGCATGGAACGGTGGTAAGCGTGAGTTCAGGATTGGAAGAGGTGGAAATGTGATACTTGAGGGTGAAAATAGTGCACTTCAAATGAGAGATACTGAAGGGAATATGAGGAAATTAGTATTTCATCCTGATGGTAGAGTAACTTCATCTAGTGTTATTTAG